AAGAATATTATGAGAAACAAGAAAAGCGTTTTAATGACTTTAAATCACAATTACGGTTGTTTTAGCACGGTCGCTGGCATTGCTGGTAACGTTTTGCAACTTGGCGAATATTGGATGTGTACGTATTTTCGCCAAATTGCTGTTATATGATGTTTAATTTTAAATAATAAATATGAGTTTTACAATAGATTTTTTCGAGTTAATGTTTTTATCCGAATCAGTTATTCCTGATAAGACGATAGCACGTTCAATGTGTTTTGACAGTTTTTCAGAAGTTCATTATCATAAAATGAACGAAAGTCAAAGAGAGCAGTTTTTTAAAAAAGTGCAAGGATGTTATGGATTTACATTAGAAAACGAACAATGTAGACATTTTTTCGCAAGATTTAATCCTAAAAATCAATTTATGGTTACTTGTTTTCATAATGGTAAAGCAAATACGATTCAATGTTATAGTTTTGATGGAGAATATAGAACTTCAAAGCAACGATATGTAAATCGAGATTACATTAAAAAAGTTGTACGTATTTTTGATTCGTGCAATATCATATAACTTACTTATTGTCGCTATCATTCGCATAAATGTTGTATAGTCGAACTAAATTAACTATCTTTAAATCAGGTAGTTAATTTTTTTCTTTCATTTATTTTAATTAAACGCTTGTATATTTAAAAAAGAGTTGTATATTTGTATCACACAAAGAAACAATAACTAAAAAATAAAGATTATGAAAACTTTAAGAAAAGCACACGAAATTACAGCGAAACATTTAAGAAACGCAAAATTTAACGCAAGATTATTTGTTAATGAAAATATGCCTCACCAACCATTTGAAGTAAGAGTAAAAGGAATTACAAAAGAAGCAGCTATGGAGTTACAAGATATGATGTGTAAGTTAGTTAAATGTGATATTATAAACGTTATAGAATGTTAGAAGAAATAGAAAAACAAATGGTAGACACAATGTTTACCATTTTAAATAAATTCATTGATGAAGCACCATCAGAGCTACATTTTAATAAAGAAACTACTTATTTATTTATACCTATGTATTTAATATTATTGTCAAGGATAGGAAATTTCAGGGGATATATTGTAAGTCCTTCTCCATATAGCAATAAGATAATATTATCAGATTTACAGAATTACTACATAATAGAACAAAATATTTAATTATGACAGAAAAAGAACAAATATTAGAATTAATAAAGTCAGAAATAAAAAGACACGATGAAAGAAAAGAAAGTTTTTTTATTAAATATTTCACAACAAAAGGAGATAAAAGATTTTTTAGCGGTGCAAAATTCGCACTTGAAGAATTAGAATGTTTAATTGAAATTAACCTTTAAAAACTAAGATTATGAAAACTTTAAGAATTAGCAAAACAATTTTTCCAAAAGATAAACCGAAAGATTTTAACGAATGGGCAATGTACTTTTGGGGGCTTTACGGTAAAGAAATGGAAAGACAAAAAAACATCAAAAACTGGGATAGAAATACTTACACAATTAAACAAAAATAAGATGAAAAATAATTTAGATTTAGCAACAAAATTACACTACGAATTGAATTTAGAAAATTTCTATGTGGCTAACATTAGACAATGGGGAGTTAATCTTCAAGGCTGGTACACTCCAGAATTTGAAAAGTTATTATTTGAAAAAGGTTATCAGGTTTTATGGAATGAGAATTTAAAACACTATAGATATGATAGCAATGATGTAGTGATTATTTTAACATATAAAGAAATATGATAACGGAAAATTGCTTAGTAGGATGTAAGGTTGGTAACCATCATAAATACTGTAACAATCAGCCAAATATAGAAGTAAAGTATTATTTAAGTGAGGTTGAAAATGAGATGGCTTATGAATTTAAGCCTTTCACTCCACTTACTAAAAAAGAAGTTATTGAAAATAGATTGAAATTGATAGTTGAAAAGTTTAGCTTGAACGTAAAAAATTACAATAAAAAGAAAGTCATTGAAAAGTATTACTTTATGAACTATTTGCACAAGCAACTGCATTTTACATTTGAGCAAATTCGATCTTTAATGGACTTAAAAAATATAGACAATGTTAAGTATGGTTTGAATAGGTTAACTGAGTTAAAAGAGGACAGAAATTATTTATATCGGACAAATAAATTACGAAAAGAATTAAAATTATTAATAAATTATGAAAACAATTAAAATAGACAAAACAACTTATTACATCCACTTTGAAAGTTTGGATTATTATTTAGTGAGTAAAAGTAAAACGAGTGCAAAATTTAAAATTGATAAAAAATGAGAAAAATATTAGCGACAGGATTTATAATTACTGGAGTAGTTATAAGTTGTAAAAAAGAAGAATTAACACCTACTAAACCAATAGTTGCAGTTTCAAGTTGTAATTGTTATGAAGTACATGAAGCTAAAGATACATATATGGGTGATGACGGATTTCCAAAAATAGCATGGAAACAAAAATATGTCACAACACCACAACCTGATTTATGCACTAAAGAAACTGGAGAATGGGTTTATAGTGGAAACGCAACACAATTTAGATATAAAGTTTATTGTAATTAAATTAAATTATATAAGAAATGAACAAAAAGTTAATAGTTGAAAAACGCAAAATTGAAAGACAGTTAAGACACGATCTTTATATGTCGGATAAACACAACTTTGATGTTAAAGCTTGCGTAGTGGCTGGTTGTTTACCGATATTTATAGATTACTGCGAGCAATTAAATAAGGTATTTCCAGAACATTATTCTAAAGAAATGATTAAAACTTTAAATCAAAACATTAATAGTATATTTTACAAATGTCCTGAGGATGAAAAACAAGCGGTTGCAGATCAAATGAATAACATAACGACATCATTTGAGAATTGGATTGAAAATAATTTTAAAGAAGTTGAGTAATGCTAACAATTACAAACGAAGACAACATGGAGCTAATGGCTCGTTATCCTGATAACTATTTTGACCTTGCTTTGGTAGACCCTCCTTATGGAATAGGCGAGGATGGAGCTAAAAATCATTCACGAGGTAAAGCAACAAGACCTACAATGTATACTTCTAAAAACTGGGATAAAGAAACACCTAAAAAAGAATATTTTAATGAATTAATAAGAGTTTCAAAAAATGTTATTATTTGGGGTGCAAATCATTTTATAGAAGATATACCTAATCAAAATTCATCAAGTTGGATTGTATGGGATAAACAAAACGGAGATAATGATTTTGCCGATTGTGAACTTGCGTGGACAAATCATAAAACTGCGGTAAGAAAGTTTGAATTTAGATGGGCAGGAATGTTGCAAGGTAATATGAAAAACAAAGAAATACGAATACATCCAACTCAAAAACCTGTTGCACTTTACAAATGGATTTTAAATAAATACGCAAAGCAAGGAGATAAAATACTCGATACGCATTTAGGGTCAGGAAGTATAGCAATAGCGTGCCACGATTATGGATTTGACTTGACAGCTTGCGAATTGGATAAAGAATATTTCGACAAAGCTATGCAACGAATTAATAACCACGTATCACAACAAAAACTTTTTTAAAATGGATAAACAAATAAAATATGAGAACTACGTTAAAAGAAGCTCTCTAATGACTAATAAACATAGAAAGGTATATTTAGCACGTAAGAACTTTAAAACATTATTTTGCACGTTATATAAAACACGAGATAGAGTTGTTTTAAAACACAATAAAAAAGAATTATTTGGTTATTCTTTGAGTAATTATGGTAAAAAATACGTAAATAATGAATGTATTAATTAAAAACGTGAATAATGAAATAAAATAGATTAGAATTTAAATCAAAACAAATAGACTAACATCTATTCAATCCTTAAAAAATCGTTTTGTCCCTCGCTATTTTAGTGGGGGTTTTTTATTAACTTTACTTTATGAAATATTTACTTTTACTTTTACTATTTTCCTGTAAATCCTATTCTGTTCACGAAGCTAATTTAATAGAACAAAATAAAACGATGATTAAATACGATGAGCAAAGTAGGAAAAAACAACAGAAAATTAGAGATAGCAGAAAAAAAACACTATTTAGAACCAATCTAAATAAGAAATCAAAAAGGTATATTTCGTAATAAGTTACTATAAAACGTAAAAAGTTTATACTATTTAAAAAAAAGATTTTACGGTCTCAAAGTCAATGGTAGAAAGCTTTTACATATAAAACGTAAAAAGTTTAGAAAAAAAAAGGACATTAGTTTTTTTCTGTGTGAAAATATTTTTCTGAAAAAAAAGTAAAACTTTTTACGTTTTGTCTATAATATACTATAAATCAATTAGTTAATACCGTAAAAAGTTGTTTTTAAGATTTTACGGTAAAAAACATAACTGTCTATAAATTAATATTTTAACCCGTAAAAAGTTACGTAAAAAGTTTAGTTAAAAACGTAATAAGTTATTATTTAGAATTAATATAAATAACAAAGTTGTATTGTCAATTAAATAAATTACATTATATTTGTACTACGGTAAGCCTGGAAACTTCCAAAAAGATATTATTTATAGACCCATTTGTTTAAAGTCATTCCAGGCACTTTATTCGAATGGGTCTTGACGTTTAAAAACATTTTATATGAATGATAACAATTTAGAACCATTTTACACAGTTAGCCAGGATGGTAGGCTTTCTTTAGACAACTACAATTTTAAAAGATTTTTAGAAGTAAACAACTTTTTTAAATGTAAACCAAACGATCAAAGTTCATTTAATATTATTAAAAAGAATGATATATTTTTAGAGATAAAAGATGATTTTGAGGTTAAAGATTTTGTTTTAAATTACGTTGAAAATGAAATTCAAAGTAAACCTGTTTACAATTTGATGACTTCAAAAACTAATATATTTAAACGTGATTTTTTATCTATGATACAAAGTAAAGAAATTTCATTACTTCGAGATAAAAAAGATATTTGTTATTTATTTTATGAAAATGGAGTTGTTGAAGTTAAAAAAGATAGTCAAATATTAAGACCTTATAGCGATTTTGGTTTAAGTATTTGGAAGGATCAAGTTATAAAAAGAAATTATATTGATAGCGACCACCATCAAAGTAAATACAGAGAGTTTATTTGGAAAATTAGCGGTGAAAATGTAGATCGTTATAATACTTTTCAAACTGTAATAGGTTATTTAATTCATTCTTATAAATCAAAAAGCGATAATAAAGCTATTGTTTTAAACGATGAGATGATTTCAGATGAACCAAACGGAAGGAGTGGAAAGGGTTTATTTTGGAACTCAATTAAACAACTTAAAAAAGTTCAATCTATTGATGGTAAAAAGTTTTCGTTTAGTGATCCTTTTCCTTATCAAGGTATTAAAACAGATTGCCAGGTTTTAGTATTTGATGATGTTAAACCTAATTTTGCCTTTATAAACTTGTTTTCTGTAATTACTGAGGGAATAGAAATTACTTATAAAGGAAAAGATACTATTAAATTACCTGTAGAAGATAGTCCAAAGATTTTAATTACTACTAATTATGTTTTAAAAGGAACAGGAGGTTCGCACGATGCGAGAAAGTTTGAGGTTGAATTAAGTTCGTTTTTTAATGCTAATTATACACCTAAAGATTATTTCGGACATATGTTTTTTGATGATTGGGATGCTGAGGAATATGCTCGTTTTGATTGTTATATGATTGAATGTTTAAAAAAGTATCTTAAAAATGGTTTAATGTCTTATGAAAGTATATCGTTACCATTTAAGAAACTTGAAGTTGAAATAACAAAAGAATTAATTGAATGTATTAATCAAATTAAATCAGATGAATGGATTGAGTCTATATGGTTTTATACATTTTATGAAAATCAATTAATTAATAAATTTGATAGGAATAAATTAACTAAAAATAAGGTTACAAGTTCAATAAAAAAGTATTGTGATTTTTTTAATTACGAATATGAAACTGTAACTCCTGGTGGTATAAGAAAGTTTAAAATAATCAAAACCAAAGTTGATCCAAAAACATTGGATATTTGGGATAAAATTCAAGAAGATGCAGGAATTAACTAAACCAAAAGGAGTAATATTAAATACTCCATTTATTTCGATTAAAAAAGAATTAGTAAATCAAAATATTACTTTATCAAAAGATGAGATAATAAATTATAATTTACGTTCAGAAATTGATGTTAATGTCGCTTTTCATTATTTAAAGAATTTAGCATTTAGAACGGAAGCAACGATATTAAATCAAGAAGCTAAAGGAATAGATACAAAGCTATCAGAAAACACGTTAAAACGATTGTTATTTATTCAATATCAATTTACTGAATTAGATATACAAGTTCAGACATTAAAGCGAGATAATCAATTATTAGAGGAAAAATTAAACTATTTTAAAACACAATTTAAATGAATTTACGAGATTATCAGTTACATTTATCAATTAAAGCAGTTGAAATATTAAGAAATAAAAAGATAGTTTATTTAAATATGCAACCGAGAACGGGAAAAACATTAACTGCTTTAAATACGGCTAAGTTATTCAATGCTAAAAATGTTTTATTTATAACTAAAAAGAAAGCGATTAGCTCAATTCAAAGCGATTATAACGACTTTAATTTCTTATTTGATATAACTATAATAAATGCAGAATCATTGCATAAGATAGAAGGTAATTTTGATTTAATTATTTCAGATGAACACCACGGAAACGGAGCTTATCCAAAACCTAGTAACAGAACAAAGTTATTTAAATTAAAATATTCATATTTACCTATGATATTTTTAAGTGGCACGATGTCAACTGAGAGCGGTTCGCAAATATTTCACCAATTTTGGGTATCTTATTACTCACCGTTTAAAGATTATGGTAATTTTTATAAATGGTCAAAAACATTTGTTAATGTAACTGAAAAACATTTAGGATATGGAATTGTAAAAGATTATTCAAACGCTAAAATGGATTTAATTAATAATATTATTGATGAATATACAATTAAATATACTCAGGAAAATTCAGGTTTTAAATCAAAAGTAAATATCAATGTTTTATATTGTGATAAAATAAATGAAATACTAATTAAAAGACTTAAAAAAGATTTATTAATTGAGGGTAAAGATGAATTAATATTAGCAGACACTGGAGCAAAGTTGATGCAGAAGTTACACCAATTAGAAAATGGAACGATAAAATTTGAAAGTGGTAATACAAAAGTTTTAGATTATTCAAAAGCAAAATATATTAAAGATAATTTCAAAGATAAAAAGATTGCTATTTTCTATTATTACATTGCAGAATTTGAATTACTAAAAGAAATATTTACAAACTATACAACCGATATAGATGAGTTTAATAATTCAGATAAAACATACATAGGGCAACAATATAGCTCTGCAATGGGAATTAATTTAAGTTCTGCGGATTGTTTAGTATTTTATAATTTTGGTTTTAGTGGTACAAATTTTATTCAATCAATTGATAGATTAACTACTATAAACAGATTAGAAAATAATGTATATTTTATTTATCCAAAAGGTAGTTTGACTGAAAAAATACATAAAGTGGTTAAGAATAAAAAGAATTTCACAGAAACACAATTTAAAAAAACATTATAATGGCTAGTAAAATACAAACAAAAGTTATTAAAGATTTAGAGAAACAAGGTTATTTCGTGATTAATCTTACACGAACAAACAAAAATGGTATATCGGATTTATTAGCTTTAAAGGAAGATGAGAAACCTTTATTCATAGAATGTAAAGAAAAAAACGATACGATTAAACCTTTGCAATTATACCGAGGTAAAGAAGTTGTAAAATATGGATGTGAATTTATGGTTATTAAAGATATTTGAGTATATTCGCAACACAAAACTAAACAGATTATGAAAAATATTAAAGAGAAAGTACTAGAATGGGCGGAAAATAGAAACCTATTACATAATGAAAACGCTTTAAAACAATATTCAAAGCTACAGGAGGAAAGTAATGAGTTATTATTGTCGATTTTAGATAAAGACCCGTATCTTCAGCAGGACGCATTAGGTGACTGTTTTGTAGTGTTGATAATATTAGCAAACCAGTTGGGACATGACTTAGATAAATGTCTTGAAATGGCTTACGATGAAATAAAAGATAGAACTGGAAAAACAATCGGAGGTAATTTTATAAAAGATTAATGGAAAAGGAATTATTAGACTTCTTTATGTGGTTTAGAACTAACGGAGAAAAATACATTTGTCATCCGATCGAACACATGATTAAAATATATTTAAACGAAAAGAAATGAAAGAACAAATAACATTAGGTGGGTGCAAATATATTTACATTCAAGAAAATAACGAATTTCAATTATTCTACGATGCAAAAGACACTTCCTGGCGAGAAGATTTAAGGGGTAAATTAGCAACTAAAATAATTGATACAGGAAATGATTTAAAGATTATTCAAGAAAAAAAGAATAGATTAGATTATTCTGAAGCAAGTGAAATAAAATTTTTACTTAATAAAATATTAAAATGAATACAATTGCAAAATGTAATTCAAATGCACTTGAAAATTTTAATCCACGATACAAAAGTTTAGTGATAAAAATTAGGAATTTTAAAATTGAAATTGAAAATTATAGACCATTTAAGATTTATAAAAAATGAATATTATTGCAGAGTCAAAAACAACAACATTAATTATACAAGTATCAGAAATGGATGAACATATTATAAAAGGTCAAGTTTTAGTTGGTGATAAGTTTAATGAAGTAGGTAAAGTAGATTATTGGTCAACATCGACATTTAACATATCAAAGAATCAATCTAAAGCACCTAAACACTACGACAATACAAATGGATCACTTTATGAGTTTGCAGAACAACAAGGTCTTAATTCTTACGAGTTCGATTTATGTAAACGTATTATAAGATGCAGAAAAAAAGGTAACTTTAAAGAAGACTTGGAAAAAACTAAATTTTTAATTGATTTATATCTTAAAGAATACAAAGAATGTTAATAGATGCAATATTAAAACTACCTAACCGTAGAAATATCGTTACGAAATACGGTATTATACAAGACCTCCATCGCACCGCTAACGAATGGTACAAGAGTGAGAAGGATAGTGTATTTATGCGTGAATTTGTCATTTATATTGTAAATAATTATAGTACTTTTAAAACTAAGAAATGATAATAGAAGAATTAAGAATTGGAAACTTAGTATTATTTGAAAATGAAATTCAAGAAATATCATCTATTCACTCAGATAATACAATAAGGTTAAGAAAAAATAAAAATGAAAAATGTCATGGATGCTATAAAGTGAATAACTTTAAAATTAAACCAATATTATTAACCCCAGAATTATTATTAAATTTAGGTTATAAATCTGTAGGAATGTTTTTTCAAATTGATACCAATATTGAATTTTTTATTAATGATAATAAGTTAATTTGTGATTTATATGGTGAAACACTTTACAACATGGATTTCGTTCATCAACTTCAAAACTTGCATTTTTCACTTTATCATGAACAATTAAACATAAACAAATGACAGCTGAACTATTTGAATGGATTGAAATTATAGTCTACGAAAATATAAGATGTGAGAAATATTATTATCTTTATGAACGGATATGTTACAATTAATTAAATTAGAAGAATACTGCAAGGTTAGGAATGTCAAAGCTACATTTGTAGATGGTATTTTAATCGACCCGTTGCCAGTAGTTAAGTCAAATTATAGGGTGAGAAAAGAACCTTACTTTATTGATTTGGCGGTTAAAAGATATGGATGTTCAACGGTAGTAGATGCAATGTTTAATAAACAAATGACCTTAATCATATGAAGCATTTAGAAAAGTTAGCCAAAAACCATAAAAAATGGGTGTCAATTGCTAAATCATTTGGAGCTGGAGAACTTTCAGAAGATGTTGTTCAAGATATGTATTTAAAAATATATACAAACAAAAACAACAAGGATATATCAGATGCTTACATTTGGCTAACTTTAAGATCTGTTTACATTGATAAGGTACGAATAGATAACAGAATGACAAAAGTGAACTTAGAAGACGTTAAAGGACTTATTTCGGAGCAAATAGATGAACTTGAATTTCAATCGTTCACAAAGATAAATACTAAAATAGAAGCCGTTAAATACAAAACACATTACTCCGACGTTATAATATTGAACAACTATTTTGAGAAAGGTTTATCCATGAGAAAAATAGCAGCTAAATACAACATAGCTCCTTCAACTGTTTTTAGAAGTATTAAGAAAACTAAGGAGAAAATTAGATTAGAAATAGGAGAAGATTTTGAAGACTATTTAAACAAAGAATTTGAATTGATATAACATGGCAAAGAAAAAATGTAAATTAGTAGTGGCAAATCATTTACCATTAGAATTAAACGAAATTGAATTTTTAAACGATGCTTTTTTAAGTGAGGAGATTTCTCCATTAGAGCAAATTAGATTAATACAGATATTCAACAGGATATTCAGTAAAAATGAACAGCCTACAATGTGCGGATCATGCTGGAGAGATTTGGTAAAAGAGCTAAAAAAGGTTTTAGATACTATTTGATTAATAATAAAAAAAATGGCAGGAGCAGGCGGAGCAAGACCAGGAGCAGGAAGAAAAAAAAAGCATATTAAAATAACAGATGTTATAAAAGAACATTGTCATAATTTCATTATTGAACTTATGAAGGATAAAGAAATTTATAATAGAACAAAAAAAGAAGTTCAAACACTAATAGATTTTGAAGAAGATTGTAAAATAAATGAAGATTTTATTTATATAATAAAAAGTAATGGACTTTGTAAAATAGGTTATACAACTAATTTAAAGTCAAGATTAAATGATTATAAAATTCATTTTGGTTTAATTGAATTAATATATGTTTATAAAGGTTTTAATTGTTATGATTTAGAAACAGTAATTCATAATTTAGTAAGTGATAAAAATCATAGAGGTGAATGGTTTGAATTAAATAATGAAGATATAATTAAAATTATTAGTTATTGTTCTAAATTAATTAATTAATTTTTATTAATTATGGATAATAGAAAAAATAATGGAGGGCATAGCACAGCAGGCAAAGCAGGACGTAAAGGATTAGCTGATGAAATAAAAGGTTTCACTTTAGCACAACCTCACGTTCAAGATGCTTTTAGAGTTATTGCTGAAATAATGTTAGACGAAACTAAACGTCCAACTGATAGGATAGCAAGCGCAAAGATATTGATTGAATATGGTTGTGGTAAACCAAAAGAAACAGTTGAAACTAATTTAACTTTAAACGATTTCAATATTAAAGAACTTGTTAGAATTAAGTAAGAAATATGAAGGTTTATTTTCTGATTCAAGATACTTTGTTGTAACAGGAGGTCGTGGATCAGGTAAATCATTTTCTATAAATAGCTTTTTATTGGCACTTACTTATGAAGTCGGTCACGTTATATTATTCACTCGTTATACATTAACATCCGCTCACGTTTCAATTATTCCTGAGTTCATAGAAAAGATTGATATTATTAATAGACATCAGGATTTTCATATAACAAAAGATGAAATAATAAATGTAACCACAGGATCAAAGATTTTATTTAAAGGTATTAAGACTTCAAGCGGTCAACAAACAGCAAATCTTAAATCTTTATCAGGAGTTACAACCTGGGTATTAGATGAAGCGGAGGAGTTAACAGATGAAGAAACCTTCGACAAAATAGATTATTCGATTAGGCATAAAGAAAAACAAAATAGGGTTATTTTAGTTTTAAATCCTGCGACAAAAGAACATTTTATTTACCAAAAGTTTTTCGAGAATAAAGGAGTTGAAGGCGGAACGAATAAAGTTAGCAACGATATAACTTACATTCATACGACTTACTTAGATAATAAAGAAAACCTATCTGAAAGTTTCTTAAATCAAATAAATGATATTAAAGAACGTAGACCAGAGAAATATAAACACACTATTTTAGGTGGGTGGCTTGACAAAGCAGAGGGAGTTATTTATAACAATTGGAGAATAGGAGAATTTAATAATGATAATGGTTCGGTGTTCGGGCAGGATTATGGATTTAGTAATGATCCTACTACATTGGTTGAAACTTCAATTGATAAGGGTAAAAAACTTATTTACGTCAAATTACATATTTATCAAACTCAGTTAGTAACAACAGAATTAGCACGTTTAAACAATCATTTTACCAAAGGTGGGTTAATAGTTGGTGACAATGCAGAACCTCGTTTAATAGCAGAATTAAAGCATCAAGGGAATAATGTCGTACCTTGTGTAAAACATAAGATTACAGAAGGTATTGAGATGTTAAGAGATTATGAATTAATAATAGATGAAAATAGTATTGATTTGATAAAAGAATTTAACAACTATTGTTGGTTAGAGAGAAAATCACAAACTCCAATTGATAAATACAATCATGCTTTAGATGCGTTAAGATATGCAGTAAGCTATCAATTAAGCAATCCAAATAAAGGTAATTACTCAATATACTAATATGAAAATAGAACTTACAATACCAACTTCATTAGATGAAATTCCATTGATGCACTACCAAAAGTTTATGGAGGTTTCAAAGAACTCAAATGACGACGAGTTTACGGCACAAAAAATGATACAGATATTTTGTGGAATTGAACTTAAAGAAGTTGTTAAAATAGCTTTCAATGATATGGTTGAATTGGTTAATCATTTTAATAAATTGTTTAGCGAAATACCAAAGTTAAAACCTACATTCAAAATAAATGATTTGGAACTTGGTATGATACCAAACTTTGATAAGATAACTTGGGAGGAATATATCGAGTTAGAAAGTCAATTTAAAGACTTCGATAGTTTTCACAAAGCCATGGCAGTATTGTACCGTCCGGTAATTGAGAAGAATAAAAAAGATCAATATCTTATCGCACCATTTAACAACGTTGAGGAATTTAGTGACTTAATGAAATACACTCCTTTATCAGTTGCTTTGAGTTCCCATGTTTTTTTTTGGAATTTAGAAAGGGAGTTGTTGGAAGCTACACTCAACTATTTGGAGACACAGATTCAGAAGATGAGCAAGAGCAACAGAATGATTTTAGCGAAGAAAATCAATTTAGCAAACGATGGGGATGGTATCAGAGCATTTATGCAGTCGCAAAAGGAGACGTTACAAAATTTGATGAAGTCCTCAGAACCGAACTATTTACCATACTTAACTTTCTAACTTTTGAGAAACAAAAGAATAGAATTGAAATAAACCAATTAAAAAAACAAAGATTAAAATGAGCGGATTTTACGACATAGTGACAAAACTTTACGATAGTGTAAACAATGATAGTTTAGTTAACCAAACGACTAAGGGAGATTTAGCAAGTGTATTAAACAACAAACAAAACTTATTTCCATTATGTCACATTATGGTTAACAGCTCAACATTTGATAAGCAAGTTTTAATCTTTAATATATCGGTTATTTGTATGGATTTGGTAGACTTTAGCAAGGACCAAACAGTAACTTTATACACAGGTAATAACAACGAGGACGATGTAATGAATACTACATTATCAATACTAAATAGACTTTACGAAAGTATGTATAGAGGTTCTTTATTCAGTGACTTATATCAGATTGAAAACGTGGCTAATTGTGAGCCTTTTTATGATAAGTTTGAAGAGAATGTAGCGGGTTGGACCATGACTTTTGATGTTATTTGTGAAAATAGTATGGTTATATGTTAGAAACTGAAAAGGAATTAAAGAAGTTTCGTGACTACGTAATAAAAGAAAGTAGAACAAACCTTACAAAACTCAAAAAGAATAGCTCTAAAAAGCTTTATAATAGTTTAAAAGGTGAATATAAGTTAATGAAAAACTCATTTAGCTTATATTTCTCAATGGAGGATTACGGACAGTTTCAGGATAAGGGTGTAAACGGTAAGGTAAAGCAATATGGTGCGCCTTATTCATACACTACTAAGATGCCACCACCGAGTAAATTAGATAAGTGGATAGTTAGAAAAGGAATAGCACCAAAAGATAAGCAAGGTAAATTTATAAGTCGTAAAAGTTTACAATTCTTAATAGCACGTTCAATATATAGAAATGGTATAAAACCAAGTCTATTTTTTACCAAACCATTTGAAGCTGCATTTAAAAGATTGCCTGAGGAATTAGTTACTAAATACGGTTTAGATGCTATTTCGTTATTTAACCAAACAGTAGAACAACCGAAAAAGAAATGAGTACATTATTAACGAGAAGTCCTTATATAGTTGACATTACAAATGTAAATTTACAAGGTGGTAAAATAGAGATATTTATTTGGAACTTAAATACAAGTGCGCCAACATTACCGCAATATACATTAAGTAAGTTAGTTCCTGCCTCAAATGTTGAAAGCGTTTATTTTGACATATCAAATTATATTAATGAATATATACAAATAATCAATTACAACATAGTCACTAATTTAGTTATTGATTTAGATTATAAAATGTATTGCAGCGTTAACGTCAAGAGATACAAGTTGTTAGGTGGAACATATGTATATACAGATACAATTGGATTTGATTGTTTCAAAGGTTATATAGAGCAAAAAAACGGTATAAATTTAGGTTATAGCAATTATTTATTAGATCAAAAATCTTACAACTATTATTATAGCGCTTCAAATGTCATACCTTCGGGAGACATTACTGCTTATATAGTGTCAGGTTTTAAAGTTGTTTACACTAATTTAAGAACATCAGCAACAATTACTAACACAATTTCTTCAACAGGCTGGAAAAATATTTATCGAGTTCATCCTACTTACTTAGCAGATGGAAATAAATTTGAAATTATCGACAATACACTAACTGTAGTTGCGACATATTATTTTAGACCTATTGAAGAATGTAGATATACTCCAGTAACTTTAGATTTTATTAATAAATACGGAGCGTGGCAACGTGAATTTTTGTTTAAAAACTCAACCGATAGTATAAATGTAGAAAATCAAAGCTACAAAAACTATAGAGGCAATCCTATTTATTTTAATTCACAAGAAAATTTACTCACTACATTTAATACAAATGGAAATGAAAGTATTAAATGCAATACAGGGTGGGTTGATGAAGATTTTAAAGACAATCTTAAGCAAGTATTACTTAGTGATAGGATTTTGATTAATGATAGACCTGCAACAATTACAACTAAGCAAATTGAATTACAGAAAAATATCAATAATAAGTTGATTAATTATTCATTAGACTTTCAATTTACAAATTCAATAATATGAAGCGACAAGTAGATATATACATTGAAGGAACAACGGTAAATGACTATTTAAAGTTAGATTTATTTGAAGATGAGAAAATAAATATTTCAAGTTCAATTCAAAATGTACAGGATATTTCAAAAGTTTACACAGATTTTACGCAGAGTTTTACTGTACCTGCTTCTGAAAATAACAATAAAATCTTTGAATATTTTTACCAAAATGACTTAGATAATGCTATAGATCATAATTTGAGAAGATTTGCCTACATTGAAATAGGTTTAGTTCCCTTTCGTACTGGCAAAATTCAATTAGAAGGTAGTAGCGTAAAAAATGGAAAAGTACAACATTATTCGATTACTTTCTATGGTGATTTAATTAGTCTTAAAGATACTTTTGGAATTAAAAAAATAGGTGATTTAAATTATTCATTTGTAACAGAAATCCAAACAGGTACAGATGTTAAGGATAGAATTACAGATACTTTGACTGATTACGATATACGCTATCCATTAATATCGAGCCAAAACATTTGGAGTTACCAAGATGGAAATAGTACGGATATAACAACTTCAATAGGACGTATAGATTCAAGAGAGTTATTTCCTGCAATAAAAGTAAGTAAGATATTCCAAGCTATAGAAAATGATTTTGGCTTAACTTTTCAATCTACTTTTTTACAAAGTGAAAGATTTAAAAAATTGTTTTTGTGGTGTAAGAATATTGATGACCCAACATTAAAGCAATATAAAAAAGACTTAACGTATAACTATATTCAATTTATTGCAGGAACGGGAGGTATAGCTCCAAGACTTATTTATAGTGATCCAAGTTTCGCAAGTGGGGAATTTAACTTGACAAGTTTAAACAATGGCAAGCCTTTATTGTCTGAGGTTTATTTTTCGTTAAATTATACTACAACTCCTGCTATATTAGGTATTGAAATATACAGAAATGGTGTATATCATTCGACACAATATGTTAACGCAACGAGTGCTAATTCTGTAAAGATTTATTCTGTTAATGGAAATACATATGATGAAAAGATAAGCTTTAAAATTTCATCAGATATATTCACAACAATTAAATACAGTATAAGAGTAAACCAAACTTCAACTTATACGGTTACTGTTGGTAATGTAACTTATCAATTTTTTAATGATTACGGTGGTACTATAGTAGGACAGAGTAGCACTTTTAATATTAATACTGCATATACAAGTATAGCATCTAATATGCCTGATATAACGATAGCAGATTTTTTTAGTGGAATATTAAAACAATTTAACTTAACTTGTTATTCAGTTGGTGTTGATACTTTTCAAATTGAACCTTTGGATCATTGGTATAGCAAAGGAGCAGTTATTGACGTTACTAAATATGTTGATATAGATACTATTTCAGTTGATCGTTTACCATTGTATAAAAAAGTAGCTTTTAATTATCAAAAAAGTGAAAGTTTTTTAAATAGACAGTTTGGAAACGCATCAGGAAAAGAGTGGGGAGATATATCAAATGATTACCCTTATGACGGTGGCGATTACAATATTAGTGTACCGTTTGAAAATCTACAATTTTATAAGTTTAAAAGTGGAATTTATGCTTTTCAAGTTGGTTATGCCTTAACAAATGCTCCTGATTTTAAACCTTATGTGCCTAAACCTGTGTTATTATATTATACTTCCGCAGCAAGTGCTAATATAAAGTTTTATAATGGCACAACAGAAAGCACCCTGTCAAATGTAGCTTTGTTTGGTCAGGATTTGGTTTATAATAATCAAGTTTATTCGCTTAATTTTTCAAGTGACAATTCAACATGGTTTGAAACATTAATCAATAACTCATTATTTGCAACTTACTACTTCGGTTATTTAGCTAACTTATTTAACACAAAAAATAGATTAACAAAAATAAAGGCTTATTTTCCAATAGGTTTAATCACCTCGTTACGTTTGAACGATAGACTCATTATACAAGATAAGCGTTATATTATAAATAGTATAAATTCAGATATAACGACTGGAGAAGTTAGTTTAGAATTAATTAATGATTTAAGACAAGTTGTAAATTTATGATATATTACATAGATGGGTTAATTTTTAACCAAACAAACGTAAACGGTGTAAACATAGTAGGCAGTGCAGGAGTCACTCCAGTACCTTCTAATATAACAGAAGATACATTGATTGAAGTAACTATTGCAGATGATCCAAATCCTATCTTTAACTTTAGAGGTGAGGAAACTGAATATCTTATAAAGTCTGAGGATGATGGCTACTTATTACGCAGTGAACAAGGCGAGGTTTTCGCTCCATACCTTGAATTTAATTGGACCAACACATTTGGCGAATCGTTAACAGAATCATTTTTAATTAATATATGAAAAATCTATTACAATTATTATCAATTTCTAACTTTTTTGGCGAGTCTGAAAATATAGATATTGCAAAGGGTATTAATGAGATACCTAAAACAACAGCGGAAGCATTTAAACAAGGTGTTAGAAAAATAAAATCTAGAAAATATGGCAGAAACTAAGACAGTTAATTTAAATGTAGAAACAAATTTAGGTAGTTTAAAGAGCCAATTAAAAACAGCTCAAAAAGAAGTTGAGGCCTTATCCGAAAAGTTTGGGGTAACGTCTAAAGAAGCAACAAACGCAGCGAGAAAAGCTGCAGAATTAAAAGATGCAATTGGAGATGCAAAAGCTTTAACAGATGCATTCAATCCAGACGCTAAATTTAACGCTTTATCTAGTTCATTAGGTGGTGTTGTTAGTGGCTTTTCAGCTTATCAGGGCGCTTTAGGGTTAGTTGGTGTTGAGTCTAAGGATTTAGAAGAACAACTTTTAAAAATTCAAAGCGCAATGGCCTTATCTCAAGGTTTACAAGGATTGGGAGAAGCTAGAGATTCATTTAAGCAATTAGGCGCAGTTGTTAAAAATGTATTTACAGGTATAAAAGGGGCAATTGGGGCGACAGGAATTGGGTTACTAGTCATAGGTGTTGGTGCGCTTGTAAGTAATTGGAAAGAACTTACAAAATGGGTTGAAAAGTCTTTTCCTGCATTCTCAAAAATAGGTGATTTCTTTAGTAACTTTAAGCAGGTTGCGAGTGGAACTATTAATTCAGTAATTGCAGGTTTTAAAGTTGTTGCACAAGTTTTAGGAGATATTTTTAGAGGTGATTTTTCAAAGGCTTTAAAGGATGCTAAAAATGTTGGTAGTCAAATGTCTGAGGCTTATAATAAAGGTTTCGAAGAAAAAGACAGAGAGCTAAAAACTGAACGATATATTAAGCAAAAAACTTTTGAACTAGCATTAGAAAAAGCAAAAGGTAAGGACATTTTAGATGAACAATTAAAATTACAACGTAAACAATTAAGCTTATTAGATAAAGGTAGTGAAGATTATAACGCAAAACTTATAGAGATTGAAGAAACCAAAACTTCTATTCGTGAACGTGAACAAGCTAAACAAGATAAAATTGAGGAAGAAGCTAAAAAAAGACGTGAAAAGTTAGCAGAAGATAAAAAAGCCGCTGATAAAAAAGCGCAGGAAGATGCTGAAAAACATAAAAAAGAATTAATTGACAATGCTAATGATTTAAATGATGCTTTAATAGCAAGCGATAAGGCAAGAAAGGATCAAGCTAAAAAAGATCAACAAGATATTTTTGATAATAAAAAAGGATTTCTTCAAGCTAGTATAATAATAAATGAAAATGACATATTATCAAAAAGAAAATTATTAGAAGTTGAAAAAGATATATTACTGCAAAATGAAGAGTTAACTCAGGGTGAAATTGCAGCTATAAATGCTAAATATAGAAAAGATAGAGAGCAATTAGATAAAGATGAACTAGCAAAGAAAAAAGTTTTAGAAGGTCAAAAAATAGATGCGGTTCAAAATACACTTTCTACGATTGGAAATTTAGCAGAATTATTCGCAGGTAAATCTAGAAAACAACAAGAAACAGCATTTAAAATCCAAAAGGCCGTTAATATAGCAAATGCAACTATAGATACTTACAAAGCTGCTACAGGTGCTTATTCTTCTTTGTCGGCTATTCCTGTAGTTGGGCCTGCATTAGGTATTGCTGCAGCAGGTTTGGCTTTAAGTGCAGGTTTGTTAAATGTTAAAAAAATATCATCTACAAAATTCGATAGCGGTGGTGCTACAGGTGGTGGTGGTGGTGGCGCTACAAGTGGTGGTGGTGGTGCAACTACTGGCAACGTTATAACTCCAAACTTTAACATAGTAGGCGCAAATGGAACAAATCAATTAGAACAATTAAAACAAGCACCAATACAAGCCTATGTTGTAAGTGGTGAAATGTCAACTCAACAATCATTAGATAGAAACAGATTAAGAAACGCAACGTTATAAGAACATGAAAAAAGAACTACAAACAATCGAGTTAACAATTAAAGATGAACTAAAAGAAGGGGTTTTTGCTATTAGTTTTGTCGACGCTCCGGCCATAGAAGAACCTTTTTTAATGCTTAATGCTTTAGAAGTACAACTAAAAGTAATTGATGAGGAAAAAAGGGAGGTTATAGGCTTAGCTTTGGTCCCAAATAAGAAGATTTTAAGACGTAAAAACGACGTAGAATTTAATATTGAGTTTTCAGAACAAACAATAGAAAAAGTTCAAGAGCTTTATATGAAGAATTTACGTGCAAATAACGTAACTATTGACCATGAAAAGCCAGTTAATGGAGTTAGTCTTATTGAAAGTTGGATTGTAGAAGATCCTAAAAACGACAAATCAAATATATATGGCTTAAATGCCGTTAAGGGTGCATGGGTTGTAAAGATGAAAATCTACAATGATGAAGTTTACGAAGGTGTAAAGTTGGGTAAATTTAACGGATTTTCAATCGAAGGTATGTTTGATGGTTTGGACCAACTTAAAATGAGTGAACAAACAGAAGAAGAAAAACTAATTGAAGAAATTAAAAGTTTGTTAGATAAATTATGATTGATTTAAATTATAATAGGCGGTTTAAAGAAGCTAATAGTATAGATCATAACGACTATATCTATTATGATAACGGTACTCAAATTTTACAACGTATATCATATACTGATTTTAAAACAAATACTTACAATACTATTTTAAATGGCGGTGTAAATAATATAGATGAAGATGTGCCACAATTAATAGGTGGTTTTCATGGAATATCAAAAAATTCAAATACATTAAATAATGAATAACGAAACAAGGAGAATATTAATAAAAAAGGGTACAGGAATAGCAACCGTTCCAAGTAGTTCGGATCATTCAGACGGAACCTGGTTATCTACTGATATTTATATAGGCGAGTTCTATATGAATACTACAAATGGAAAAATTTACACACGTACAGCAAGTGGAATAGAGGAGATTATTTACGATGTTGCAGACTTTGAAGTTTTAGCAAATAAAGCGACAAATTTCACTACAATAAACAACACTAAATATCCAACTACGCAAGCAGTAGAAAACCAAATTGATGCTAAACTATTAGCGGAAAATTATTGGATAGTTGGAAGTTCAGAAATACAAAGAGGTTATAGAGCGCAAAATAACTCAACAACTATTATAGCAGAAAATATAGCGACAGGAACTTTACAAGGAACTTCTACTGCGGTGGCAATTTCAAATACTTCTATTCAAACTAAAAAAACACGTTTAAAAATTGGAGTTTCAACTCCTGCTGCAAATGGTATTTGTGGATATCGTTCGACAAGTGCTTTTAATCTTATAAATGTAGGTTGGAGGATGACTGTAGGTTTTGGAGTTTCGGACACTGCTTATAACTCAGGAGCAAGACAATTTTACGGAATGACTGCAAATACTGCTTCATTAGGTTTATCCTCAACCGTAACCGTTGAAAGTTTGGTAAACATAGTCGGTATTGGTTCAGATGCTGCAGATACTAACTTACAAATATTTCATAACGATGGTACAGGCACGGCAACAAAAATAGATTTAGGAGTTAATTTTCCTGCAAATCGTACAAGTGGAGCAGCTGCTACTGATTTCTTTGTTATGGATTTGTATAATCCTTTTAATTCATCTACAGTTTACTATAAAGTAGTTTCATTAGAAAATAATTTTACAGCCACAGGTTCGATAACAACAAATTTACCAAGTGACACTACTGCTATAACTATTCAAGGATGCCGTACAAGTGGTGCAACGTCAAACGCTTGTAGTTTTGATATGTCACAATTAACATTAAATTGCTTATCATGATAGAAGTAATACAAGACATAAGAGGTTCCTATACCTATGTAGAAAGTACTTATTTAAATGTTATTAAAGTAGGTAACGAGGTTTTAAATGCTGATGTAAGTAGTGAAATAACTATACAAGAGAATATAATAAATGATTACATTTAATTGTAAATAAGCAAGTTAAGTAAATAAATAGAAACAAATATAAATTTAATCGTTAAAATGGTATGAACAAAGAAGTAAAAAAAGCAATTAAAACATTAAAAACATTTTTGGGAATGGAGACAAAATTAGAGGATATGCCTTTAGCAGATGGAATGACAACTATACAAGCTGATATGTTTGAAGTTGGAGAAGCGGTTTTTATCGTCGTTGATGAAGCGGAGCCAGTACCTTTGCCAGTAGGAGAATACGAGTTAGCAGATGGTAGAATGTTAGTTGTGGAAGTTGAAGGAGTTATCGCTGCAATCAATGAAGTTGAAGAAGAAACAGAAGAAGTAGAGCCAACAGAAGTTCCTGTAGAAGCTGAAAAAGTAGCGCCACAACAAACTACTGCAAAAAAGATTATTAAATCAACAACTGAGGAGCAACATTTTTCTAAATTAGAAGCTAAAATTGAAGAATTAGAAGCTAAAATTTTAGAACTTTCAAAAGTTGATGAAGTTATCGAAGTAGTTAAAGAGGTTGTAGAATTGGAAGAAATTAAACCAATCAAACATAATCCTGAAAACAAATCAGTAAATAACAAACCTTTAACTCCGTTAGAGAAATTTAGAGCTAGTAAATTAAACAATTAAATAAATAAAACATGGCAATTAGTTACAATTCAGTAGATTACAGAGGAAAGGCGGCTGAACCAATCATTGAAGAATTATTATTTGAGAATGCGACTATCGCAAAATCATTAGTAACATTAGAAGAAGATGTTAAAGCGGAAACAATATTCACAGAGGCAACGGCATCAGCAACTTTACAAGCTTACACGTCAGGAGTTCCAACATCAGCAGGTTCATTAACTGCGTTTGATAAGTCTTTAACACCTACAAAAGTACAATTCTATCAAGAGTTTGATCCTAATAACTTGCGTTTTTCTCGTTTCAAAAGAGATATTAAACCAGGTGCATGGGAAATTATGTCAAGTGAATTTGAACAACTTGTTATTGGTGGATTATACGCTAAACAAATTTCAAACGCTTTGGAAAGTGAATTTTGGAATGGAGCGACAGCAGCTACAAAAACAGCGGTTGCAGCTTTAACAGCAGGAACAGCAAACACTTCGGTAGGTGCAGCAGAAAAAACAAAAGTAGCAGCTTTAACTTCAAGTCAAATTGATGGTATCGTTGTTAAAATGATTTATAATGATAGTAACCCTTCAGCAACTGCAGGAGTAGGAACTAGAATTAAAGTAGCGGGAACTACATTATCATCTTCTAACGTAAAAGCTGAATTTGACAAAGTGTATGCAGCTATTCCAGCGGTTGCTTTGAACGGTACTGAAATCCCAGTTATCTACGCACCTAAGGCGGTTAAACAAATGATCGTTACTGCAAATAACGTTACAACAGATTACACTAAACCATTTGACGTAGACGCTACTTATGAAAACATTTTCTTCAATGGTTTAAAAGTTGAATTTGTACCAACACCAGACAACGTTCTAATTTGCGCTTTAAAATCTCATTTGATTTGGGCAACAGATTTAGCATCAGATGTTAACGTTATGCAAATGGATAAAATCGCTTTAAATAGAGAAGATATGTTCTTAAAAAATAACATGACATTAGCTGCACACGTTGTTAATCAAAAATTCAACGTTCTTTATGTAGGATAGGAATTAAATTAAATTAATAATCTAAGGGGGTGGTGAGAAATACGCTACCCCTTTTTTCATAAAAAAAATATAGACAGGATGGCATGTACAATAGCAGCAGGAAGAATAGAACAATGTAAAGACTCGGTAAGTGGGTTAAAAGCAATATACTTTATCAATTACCAAATTGAAAAAAGTCACGTAACTTATGATGTTACAAATACAGATTTAATCACGGCGGTTACGAATGTAGATAGTTTGTATAAATACGAGTTAAAATCTACAGAAAATACTTTTGAACAAACAATAAATAGTGATAGAAATAACGGAACTACTTATTTCACACAAACTTTGAATGTTAAGTTGAAAAAACAAGACATTGCAACGTCAAAAAATGTGAAATTATTAGCTTATGGACGTCCTCACATAGTAGTTCAAACTAATTCAGGTCAATTTTTCTTAATGGGTTTAAATCATGGAGCAGACGTTACAGCAGGAGCGCTTTCAAGTGGGGGGGCAATGGCTGATTTTAACGGTTATTCTTTGACATTTGAAGCTATGGAGGAATGTTACGCAAACTTCCTAAACGCAGCGACTGAAAGTGCAATGGTTGCTTTGTTTACATCAGCTACTTTAGTAGTAGGATAGTAATAAATAATTAATATTAAGGCTCTGCAGAAATGTAGAGCTTTTTTTTTGAATACAAATTTTGAAATAATACGTTAAATTGATATGATTATATTGACAACTGAAACAACGGAGCAAACGTTTAATTTTATTCCAAGAAATAAGGATATAGATTTTGACGTTTTCCCTGTTAGAGATGAGCAAAGTAATGAAATTGTAAATGTTATTGTGAATAATTCAGCAGGAACGAGCTACAACAAGCTATCAATAACAGATGAACAAACTAATATAACTACTGAACTAAATATAATTAGTAGCTATGCAGGCGAATACTATCATACAATAACGAGTGAATTTAATTTAATTGAAGGACATTTTTATATGATACGAGTTTACAGAGATAGTACAACGCAAACACGTTTTTTAGGTAAAGTTTTTTGCACTGATCAAAGTTTACCTTATACAATTACAGACGGAGTTTATAATCAAACAACAAGTGAAAACGATTTTATAATATATGAGTAATATAAAGCAAACGCAAGTTATTGAGTTAAGTCAATATACTACGCCCGTAATTACAGAACAACGTAATGAGGGTTGGGTTGATTTTGGAAAAAAGAATGATTACTATCAATTTCTTATAGATAGATTTCAAAATTCAGCTACAAATAACGCAGTAATAAATAACATTTGTAAATTGATCTACGGACGTGGAATTACAGCCTTAGATGCAAATAAAAAACCAACAGATTACGCTAACTTTTTAAGTTTAGTTTCAAGTGATGATATTAAAAGAATAATTAGCGACACTAAAATGTTAGGTCAAAGTGCTATTCAAGTTCATTACAACAAAAAAAGAGAGGTTGTTAAATTTATGCACTTGCCTGTTAATTTAATTCGTTCAGAAAAGTGCAATGAAGATGGTGAAATATTAGGTTACTACTACTCAGACAATTGGCAAAAAACAAGAGAGTATAAGCCTATTAGATACGATGCTTTTGGTACTTCCAATAGTGAGGTTGAAATTCTTATGATACAGCCCTATTCAGCAGGAATGAAATACTATTCTTATGTTGACTATCAAGGTGCTTTAGATTATTGTATGTTGGAGGAAAAAGTAAGCGAATACCTTATAAATGAGGTTAGTAACTCCTTTGCACCTACGAGTATAATCAACTTTAATAATGGGCAAACAAGTAGTTCAGAACAAAAAAGACAAATTAGCGAGGACGTAATTAATAAGTTAACAGGTTCAACAGGTAAGAAAGTAATAATTTCATTTAACGATAATCCCGAAGCGAAAACAACTATTGACACTATACAACTTCAAAAGGCAGCGGACCAATATCAGTATTTATCAGAAGAAAGTAGAAATAAAATTTTAGTAGGTCACAATGTAACTTCACCGTTACTTTTTGGTATAGCAACTTCAACAGGTTTTAGTTCGAATGCAGATGAATTAAAAAATAGCGCAATTCTATTTGACAACATGGTTATACGTCCTTTTCAAGAGTTAATAATTGAAGCCTTTGATAAAATTTTAGCGGTTAACGGAATTTCTTTAAAATTATACTTTAAAAAATTAAATATTTTAGATGCAGACGGAGAAATTACAAACCAACAACCTGTAGTTGAAGAAACAAAATTGAGTTCAGATGTATTCGACTTTGAAAGTTTAGGAGAAGAAATAAACGACGATTGGCTTTTAGTTGATAGTCGCAAAGTTGATTATGATTTGGAAGATGAATTAGATTTAGAAATTGAAAATTTAACTCCTAAAAAATCATTTTTAGCTAAGTTAGTAAGTACAGGAACGGCAAGGGGTAACGCAAAAAGTGAACAAGACGGTAAAATATTTAAAACACGTTATCGTTATGCAGGTAAAAACCAAGATAGTACAAGAGATTTTTGCAATAAAATGACCTCACAAAATAAGGTATATCGTAAAGAGGACATAATTGCAATGGGTTCGCAAGTTGTGAATAAAGGTTGGGGGCCTGAAGGTGCTGATACCTATTCGATTTGGTTATATAAAGGCGGTGGGTCTTGTGGCCATTACTGGGTTCGTGAAACTTATTTGAAAAAATCAGACGTAAATTCTCCATTAGCTAAAAAATATACTGCTTCTGAAAGTCGTAAAATGGGAGAAATTGCACCCGTAAATGATTCAAGAGTTTATCAAAAACCTATAGATATGCCTTATAACGGATTTTTACCAACAAATAAACGCTTTAAATAATGGCAAAAGTATTATTAATATCAAACAAAGACCTTGTTAAATTCACCGCTTTAAATGGTAATATTGATCCTGATAAGGTGATGCACTTCATACAAATTTCTCAGGATATTTATTTGCAACAATATTTAGGTAGTAAACTATTGACAAAGTTACTTACAGATACGGCAAACGGAACGTTAACAACGGATTACAGTAACTTAATTGATATTTACTTAAAACCTATGCTAATTCACTTTACAGCGGTTGAAATGTACCCTTTCATAGCTTATTCAATATCAAATAAAGGAGTGTATAAACACAGTGCAGAAAATAGCGAGGTTGTTAGTAAGAATGAGGTTGACTACTTAGTTGAAAAGGAACGAGTAATTGCAGAAAATTACGCTCAAAGGTTTTTAAATTACATGAAATATAACCATCCTTTATTTCCTGAGTACTACGATGTTTATAACGAAGATATAGCGCCAAAATTTAAGACTGACTTAACAAGCTGGTACCTCGATTAAATACAATAATTAAATAAATACGTTAATAAAATAATGGCTTTAGAAAAAAAGATATCAGAACTTACTCCAAGATTAGGCGCTATTAAAGCAACTGATTTAATGGTTATATCGGAACAATTAGAGAGCGGCTATGAAACTAAAAGTGTAACAGGATTACAAATTAAACCTTATAAAACTTATTTAGCTAATATAAGTCAAACGAGTTCAAGTGCGCCAACTGTTAACTATAGTTATTCCGAGTTAACTTCAACAATTACATGGGCGTATATAAGCACAGGATTATATGAAGCTACTTTAAGCACTAATGAACTAACAACAAACAAAACATTTTTACAAATATCTTTAGGTGGTGGAACTGTTGGGTTTTATACAGTTTTTAGAACAACAACTTCAAAATTTAGGGTTAGTACTTATAATAGTTCAGGAGTAGTTGCAGATGGATTACTAAATGATAGTTCAATTGAAATAAAAATAATTAAATAATGGCTATAGTTAAAAAAATATCGGAGTTAACTCCCAAAGGTTCAGCGCTTGCTAATACCGATTTATTAATAGTTGGTGTTGACAATGGTACTGATTACGATTTAAAAAGCGTTACAGGTGCGCAAGTATTAGGTAATGTAGTTAGTCAAACGATTACGGATGGGGTTACTACAAAAGCACCTTCTGAAAATGTTGTTTTTGACGCTTTGGCTTTGAAAGCTAATAATACAGATTTAAATGGGTATGTTAAAACAACAACAAACCAAACAATAGCAGGTGAAAAAACATTTACTTCAAATACTGTTCATGATTTAGCTTTAAAAATTAAACATGGTACAGGTTCTTCATCTATTGGTTATACAGGTATAGGAGCGAACGTTAATCAATTAATTGTAGGAGTAACTGGAGCAACGCAAACTTTAACATTTCCAAATATAGCTAATTACATTTATACTTTTCCAAGTGCAACAGGAACATTAGCATTAACAAGTGATTTGACAAATCAAGTGCCTTATACAGGAGCAACACAAAATGTTGATTTAGGTGAATTTGAGTTAAAAGCAGGTCAATTAAGTTTAGATATTACTCCAACAGGCACTGCTGCAGTAGGTACTACACGCTGGAACGATGCTTTAGGAAGTTCAGAAACTACATTAAAAGGGGGGTCAGTTGTTATTAAAAACGGTGTTGACTTAGTAGCAAGAGTAGTAAACAAAGTTACTCCAAACACTACATTGACAAAGGCTAATTACCAAGTTGTTAAAGTTAGCGGAGCGCAAGGTCAAAGATTAGCGGTTAACTTAGCACAAGCGAATAATGACAATAATTCTGCTGATACCTTAGGAATAGTTTGTGAAACTATTTTAACAAACCAAGAAGGATTTATCATTACAGTAGGTCAATTAGAAAATGTTAACACAACTGGAAGTTTACAAGGTGAAACTTGGGTAGATGGTGACGTATTGTACTTAAGTCCGACAACAGCAGGAAAAATAACTAATATTAAGCCAACAGGAGCAACGGGTCATATAGTTATATTAGGTTATGTTGAGTATGCTCATGCGGTTAACGGTAAGATTTATGTTAAGATCATGAACGGTTGGGAGTTAGACGAACTTCACAATGTTTCAATTTCAAATCCATTAGATAAACAACTATTATCTTACGAAAATTCAACTTCTTTATGGAAAAATAAAAGCGTTACAACTGCAGATATTGCAGATTCAACAAATAAACGCTATGTAACGGATGCCAATTTAACAGTAATAGGCAACACAAGCGGAACGAATACTGGTGACCAAGACCTTTCAAGTTACCAACCTTATACAACCGCAACAACTGGAAGTGTTATTTCATTTGTAGTTCCGCAAGTCTATAATTCTGTAGCAAGTCCTTCATCTTCAAATATTACCGATAGTTTGACTAATGCTAAAATTGGAATAGTTCAGAAAATATACCACAATCATACGGTTGCACCTACTTTCCCTGCTGGATGGGTTAAAATGGGAACGGCTACTTATACGACATCTACATTAAATGTAATATTTGCGGAATGGGTAAGCTCTACAAGAGTTGAATATTGGATAACTAAACCTTCATAAAATGAGTAGATATTATAGAAGTTTTTTAGTGGAAAGTGGCTCAAGTTACACATCACGTACAACATCTTTTGCAAGTGCAACAGGAATTACTGATACAACTATTTTAAATGCTTTAAACACATTTGATTTAGGGTTAATTAGTAATGGACTTGACACTAAAATGAAAGCATTATATCCTTTTGTGGGGGGTACTGCAACTACTCATAAGTATAATTTTATGGATGCAAGAGATTTAGATGTTGCGTATAGATTACAATTCAATGGAGGCTGGACGCATTCTTCAACAGGAGCATTGCCAAATGGAACAAATACTTATGCAGATACTTATTTAATCCCTAACATTTTAACTCAAAATTCAAATCATATATCTTACTATTCAAGAACAAGTGCTGCAAGTACGGGTCATGATTTCGGAGCTTTAGGTGTATCATTGAATGAAAGATTTGAAATGTTAATTAGATACATCGACAACAATGCTTATACCACTCTAATGTCAACGCTTCAAGTGGGGGTGCCTGTAACTGATGGCATGGCGTTTTGGATTTCTTCAAGGAATAATAGTACACAAGTAGCTCATTTTAGGAATAATTTAAAAATAGCGACAACTTCTCAAAATAGTGTATCGCCAAGTGATTTCACAATGCCTTGTTATATAGGAGCAAGCAATCGTCCGACACCTTCTTATAGTGCTAAAGAATGCGCTATGTGTACCGTTGGAAATGGCTTATCAGACACAGACGCATCAAATCTATACACATTAGTTCAAGCATTTCAAACAGCATTAAGCAGACAAGTATGATAGCAATTATAACAGAAATTCAAAAAAATATTTTAGTCGGAAAACAATTCGAAACGGATAGTTATTTCAATCCTATTCAAGACTTAAATAAAAACTGGGTAATATCAGAAATTGAGTATTACCATTGTTTAGGCTTGTGGTATTTAGATGAGTTAAATAGTGAATTACAATTCATTAAAGACTTGGTTTTAAGTGAATATTACCCAAAAATAAATGAAATAATCTAATGAATAACATAAAATCAATTCTAACCGAATTAAGAAAAATGAAAAGTATAGCTCTAATCCTTCTATTTGTGGGGTTAGTGCTTTATTCTTATCAACCTTTAATAACTAAGGTAGTTGAAAAGAAAATTGAAAAAGACCCCGTAAAAGAAGACATAAATAACAATGTTTTAATTCAGCAAATGTTAAATGATTTGATGATTAAATATAAAGCTGATCGAGCTTATATTTTTCAATTTTCAAATAATGTAATGTACTACGATGGAACTCACAGAAATCATACATCGATGTCATTTGAAGTATGCACAAATGGTGTGAGTTATGAATCTAAAAACTTGCAAAAATTACCCGTTAGTTTATTTCCAGTATTTTTACAGGAGATTATGCTCGATAAATGTAGATATACTGATATAGATAGTTTACAGGAAACATCAACACGAATTTCATTGAAGAAACAAGGTATTAAAAGTGTGGTTATTGCTCCATATTTTAAAGAAGGTCATTTTGTTGCGTACATAGGTTTAGATTATGTTAAGCAAAACAATTTTTTAGATTTTAATTATTACGACTTTAAATCAAAAACTAATGAAATAGGTAATATACTTTGTCAATAATTACTATATTTAAATAAAAAAATATGAGAGAATTAAAAAAAAGATGGAATAGCGAAACTCCGCATTTCTTTAAGAAGATAATAAATTTCGGAATAATAGCTGGAATAGTTGGAAGCGGTTTAATAACATTACCCGCTACAGTTACAATAGGCACTATATTAGTAACAGTAGGCGCAACGGCAACTGCAATAGCTAAATTAACCAAGATATGATTAGCAAACATATAAGCCTTAAAGAAGCTACATTTAGTGCAACTGCTATCAGAAATGGTATAGATAACCAACCAACTGCAGAACATTTAATCTGTATGAAATTGGTAGCTGAAAAATGCTTTGAGCCTTTAAGAAATTGGTACGGTAAACCTATTAAAATCAATTCATTTTATAGAGGTTTAAAGCTAAATAAAGCGGTCAAAGGTAGTTTATCCTCACAACATTGTAAAGGTGAAGCTATCGACATTGATGCTGGATCAATTGAAGAAAATAAGAAGCTATTTGATTGGTGCAAAGCTAATTTAGAATTTGATCAGTTAATCAATGAGTATAATTTTTCATGGGTTCATATATCTTACACAGAAAAAAAACCAAATAGAAAGCAAATATTAATTATTAAATGATTATATTTACTTATTCATAAATAATTTAGTTTTAGTTAACAGTTGGAAATGAGGTACTTAAAAACTATCTCATTTTTTTTATTAAAATAATTTAATTAAACGCTTGTATATTTAAATAAATGTAGTATATTTGTCGAAACTAAAACAATTAGAAATTATGAAAGTAAAAGAAAAAGCTGAGTATTTAATCGAATCATTTAAGATGGATAATACTACAGAAGGAGAAAGTAGAGCAATTAGATGTGCTTTAATTGCAATTGATGAGATTCAAGAGTTTATTATTAAATATGATAATCATGTACCTGATTTTAAATATTGGGAATCAGTTAGAAAAGAAATTGAAAAATTATGACAGTAGAAATTGAATACCACGATTTAAAATTAAGATGCCAAATAGAATACGTTTACCCAACTTTTGAAGAAAGTGAACAAGGAATAGATTTTAACTTTGACATTCAAAGCATTAAGTTAGAAGATAGTGAAATTGATATATATTCATTATTTCACGACAAACAAGATTACATTAAATTATTAATATCAGACAAATTATGAAAATTTACGCAAAAATACACGAGGCAAAAAAAGAAATTGGAGTTGTAAAAAAGAACGCTAAAAACCCCCATTTTAAAAATACTTACGCTGATTTAAACGCTTTAATTGATGCAGTTGAACCGATACTATTGGAAAAAGGTTTAATCTTATTACAGCCAATAAAAGATGGTAAAGTTTACACGCAAATCATTGACATTGATAATGGTGAAATGATTGAAAGTAATATAGAGTTAAGTCCTAATTTAACAAGTCAGGCTATCGGAAGCCAAATAACTTACTATCGTCGTTACCAAATTTCGTCAATTTTACTTTTAATGGCGGACGATGACGATGGTCATAAAGCAAGCACACCACAACCAATAGTAAAAGAAGTATTAGTATTTGGATCATCTAACTTTATCAGATGCGTGACTGCACTACAAGAAGGCAAAGGTACATTAGAACAAATCAAAGCAAAATACCAAGTTAGTGAAGAAGTAGAAAAATTATTAATCGAAAAAAGCAAATAATCATGGAAAATTTAAACGACATCAACAGAGAAGAACAAATGCACTGGGAAAATACACCAATTGAAAACCCTTATCATTTATCCGTAATTACAGAAGCTACGGTTATAACTTTACAAGATCACTTCGACATGATGATACAAGCGGTTAGAAATGGAGAGTTAGACGCTTTAAGTCTTTACACTATTTCTAAGGAGGTTAAAGACATAGCCGATAAAGTGAATAAAGATGTACAAGAGTTAGCTATTGAAGAAGCTGAAAATAGAACTGAAAAAACTTTTAAATACGGTAACAAAATGGTTACTAAAGTTGAAGGTAGACGAATGATAGACTATTCAGACATTGAAGAATGGAAAATAGCTAAGGATAACTTGAAAGAAATTGAGGAAAAGTATAAGCAAGTCGCACTTTCAAAAGTTAGTAGCTTAGACGAAAGTACAGGAGAAGTATTGCAACGTCCTATCATAACATTTAGCAAGTCATCTATTATGATTAAAAATGTTTAAGGTTTTAATTTTACCATGTATCGGAATTGTGTTAATTTTGCAATTTCGATCTTTTAAAGAAAGTAAGAATTATCGTATAAATGAGCGTAATGAATCATTTTATATTGATACAAATGGAAAAATAGAAGAGTATATAAATAGTAACAATTTAAAAACAAATAGATATGAACATTGAAATTAAAGGTAAGATTGTAGGAATAAACGAGACAATCGTAGTAAGTGAATCATTTTCAAAAAGAGAATTTAAAGTTATAACAACTGATCAATATCCTAACACTTATAAAGTTCAAGTTACTAAAGATAAATGCAGTCTATTAGATAAGTTTAAAATTGGTGACGAAGTAAATGTACACTGTAATTTAAACGGTAGAGATTGGACAAATCCAACTACTCAAATAGTAAGCAACTTTATTTCTTTAGATTGTTGGAGAATTGAGCAAGTTACAAACGAGGTGAAAGTTGAAAACACGATTTTAGAAGAATCAAAAGATTTACCATTTTAAATGAAAGTATTAGTTAATCAACATGAATGCGACAAGGTTAGAGATAGCTTTGTCGCACTCGAATTAAAGCAACGAAAAGTAGTAGGTAATAGAATTTATTCACCTATTAGAGCGAAGGTCTTAGAAAGCACTACAAGAGCTACTTATAACAAGTTTATAATATATAAACAACCGATAAGCGAGAAAGTTTTAAACGTATTTAAATGTTTCGTATAACGTATGGTGCTTTGCGAAGGCGGGGCATTTAACCACTAAATTTAATTATAAAGATGAATGATATTTTTAATACAAATGTTCCTTTGAAAACGGTAACCCCCGCTTTTGCAAAGCACGTGTTACCAGCAGTGCCTTCTTCGGAGGTTTATTTAGAAGATTGTGTAACGGCTTTAAAACGCTATGCAGATAACCATTTTGACTTGGCAATAGTTGACCCGCCTTATATGGATGGCGACAATAAAGCCCTAAACACACTTGGAACTAACAGGACAAAATACAACATTGAAACATTTAATATTGCACCGAAGCAAGATTACTTTGATGAGTTGTTTAGGGTTTCTAAAAATCAAGTCGTTTGGGGTGGAAACTATTTTACGGATTTTTTGCCAGTTTCAAGATGTTGGCTTATGTGGGATAAAATACAAGATTTGGAACAGTTTTCTGATTTTGAACTTGCTTGGACTTCTTTTGATAAAGTGGCAAAAAAATATACTAAAGTTTCAAAAGGCGGATTTTTAACAAATGGAACTATTGACCAAAAAATACACCCTACACAAAAGCCAGTAGGATTGTATAGTTGGATTATGAAAAAATACGCAAAGGAAGGCGACTTGATTTTAGATACACATATTGGAAGTGGAAGCAGTAGAATAGCAGCAAGTTTAGGCGGGTTCAACTTTGTAGGATTTGAAATATCAGAAGAATATTATGAGAAACAAGAAAAGCGTTTTAATGACTTTAAATCACAATTACGGTTGTTTTAGCACGGTCGCTGGCATTGCTGGT